TTGACAGTTTGTGGCTCTTGTTACAAGGTTGTGGAGTCGGTTTCACACCAGTTGTCGGAACGTTGTCAGGGTTTACACAACCAATCAAAGATGTTGAAATTAAATATTCAAAGCGAACCGCTAAAGGAGGAAGGGAAACAAATAAAGAATCTTTTGATGCCAGTAGTGGGACTTGGACTGTTAGTATTGGAGACTCCGCTGAGGCCTGGGCAAAAAGTATCGGCAAACTTCTGGCTTTCAAAGGGAAAGCTAGGAAGCTCGTACTCGATCTCACACAACTTAGACCCTCAGGACTTAGGCTATCTGGCTATGGGTGGATAAGCTCAGGAGACAAACCTATAGCTAAAGCCTATCAAGCAATCATTCAGATATTAAACAAGAAGTCTGGACAACTATTAAATAGAATGGATGTGCTTGATGTTATGAACTGGTTGGGTACTGTATTGTCTTCTAGAAGATCGGCAGAGATAGCCTTGATGTATTATGATAATCCAGAATGGGAACAATTTGCTAGAGCAAAGGATAACTTATCCCTTACTCCACACAGAAGTCAATCAAATAACTCAGTGGTTTTCTGGAGAGAACCAGAACACTCAGAACTTGAGGAGTTCTTTAATATTATTAATGAGTCTGGTGGCTCAGAACCTGGGATTATTAATGGGGTAGAGGCTAGACGGAGAGCACCTTGGTTCTCAGGTGTCAATCCTTGTGCTGAGATACTGTTAGGTAACAAGAGTTTTTGTAATCTATCAGAGGTAGACGTTGGGAAGTTTAAGGATGATAGTGACGGGCTGAGTAGGGCTATCTATTTAATATCAAGGGCTAACTATAGGCAGACCTTAGTTAATCTAAAGGATGGTATTCTACAAGACTCATGGCATGAGAACAATGAGTACCTCAGACTGTGTGGTGTAGGGTTGACAGGTATAGCTAGACGGGATGATCTATCAGAGTATGATTATAAACAGTTTAAAAACATAGCAGTACATGGGGCTTACTCAATGGCAGACCAGTTAGGAACTCAACGTCCTAAGAATGTGACAACCATCAAGCCTAGTGGCACACTGAGTAAGATCATGGACACTACTGAGGGATGCCATAGACCAGAAGGAAAGTACATATTTAACAACGTAAACTTTAGTGTTAATGATCCCATTGTTCCTAAGCTTAGAGAAGCTGGCTATCGGGTTGTGTCTAATCCGGTAGATGAACACAATGTTATCGTAACATTTCCTGTAGTTTGGGAAGACATTAGGTTTAGTCAAGACCTTAACTCAGAGGAGAAAGATAGATATGTTAATGTGGAAAGTGCGGTTGAACAACTGGTTCGCTACAAATTTCTTATGGATACTTACGTTGAACAGAATTGTTCGATTACGATTTCTTATGAAAAGGCTGAGATACCAAACATTATTAGTTGGCTCAAATCTAACTGGTCTTCTTATGTTGGTGTTAGCTTTCTTCCCCGTATGTCTAATGCCGAAAAGGCTGGATACGAGTATCTCCCCCAACAAGTTGTCGGAAGAAAAGAATACGAAGAGTATGTTTCACAACTTTCCCCGGTGGATTGGAAGAAAGCGGTAGGTATTCATGAACTAGAAGATGATGAATGTGCTACTGGTGTTTGTCCAGTAAAGTAGTTTTGATTAACACTCAAATAATTTCAAGGCTTTAGGAGTATACCAATGATAAAATATATGAGTAACGAAAGTTTAGGTTCTATAATTATTACTGATGGATTACTAGAACATCTAGAAGAGATGTTTCCAGATAGACTCCCCACCGTTTTGGTGGGTGAGTCGGAGATATCTAAATTAGTAGGACAACAACAGGTAATAAGATGGTTAAAAGATAAGCAAGAAGAGATAAGAGAAGAAACTTTAAAGGGAGATAAAGCAAGTGTTAGAGTTACTTAATGTGTTGATGTGTATGGGAAGCCCTCCCCCAAGACCAAGCCCCCCGCCTCCCCCGCCCCCGCCACCTCCTCCCCCGCCAAAACCAAGCCCACCAGCCCCTATAGCTACTGTGGCTACTAAGGCTAAAGCTCCTCAGGAGAAGGCAAGTGCAAAGGCTAAGACAAAGCAAGCTAGGAGAGCATCCGGTAAAGCTAGGTTTCGTAAACCATTGTCAGCAGGCGGCCCAACTGGTTTGAACATAGGTTAAACCATGTGTGAACCAGTAACTATAGCAACTGGAATCGCCATTGGTGCAGCTACTGGTGCTGCCGGAGCAGCTATTACTGGTCAAGATGTAGGTAGGGGAGCACTCATGGGTGGTATTATGGGTGGTGTTACTGCTGGTTTTGGTGGTTTTGATGTAACTGGTTCTGTTGCCCAACACGCTACTAAAGGAGCAACGGAAGTAGGGTTTATGGCCAATTTAGGTAGCGGTATTAGTATGGCTCAACCTTTATATAGTGCCTGGGGTTCTACCATGACTGTAGGTGGGATGGTAGCTGCTGGTACAACTGGACTACTTGGTTCAGTAGCTATGGGTACATTGTTCCCTGAGCCTGAGCCTTATGATTTTGCAGGTTATACTCCAAGTGACTATGGATATTCTCCCATCCAATACAACACACAACACAATACAATTACTGGCTCTGGTGGCAGACAAGCTTCTGCCGTCTTAGCCAGCGAGATACAAAGGAATCGAAATAATAATGACAGGTCTCCCTCTGTCTCTGCCGTTAATTACGGACTACAAAATACAGGATTACAATTAGCATGAACCAAACGAGTAAACGGTATGGAACTTTATGTAGAAAAAGACAGACATTCTTGGATAGAGCTTGGGATGCTTCTGAGCTAACCATTCCCTTTATACTTCCTAGACACAGTACACAAGATCAAGAACTTCATACACCATACCAAGCTATCGGAGCAAGAGGAGTAAATAATTTATCAGCAAAATTATTATTGACTTTGTTCCCACCAAATTCCCCGTTCTTTAAATTCCAGATAGATGACTTTACCTTAGCAGAACTAGAATCACAGAGAGCACCTGTAGAAGAAGGATTGAATTCTATGGAACGTGCGGTGATGGATGAGGTAGAAGCTAAGGCTATGCGTGTTCCATTGAATGAAGCGTTAAGGCATTTGATCATTACGGGTAATGCCTGTCTTCATGTTGATAAAGAAAATGCTGTTAGAGTATTTCATTTAGATCAATACGTTGTAAGGCGAGACCCTCAAGGAAAGATGTTAGAGATTATTGTCCATGAGAAAATGAGTAGACAATTATACATGGATATCTTTAAGGCTAGTCCACCAAAAGAGTCTGCTTATGATGGAGACAAATCACAAGAACGGGAACTAAATTTATATACAGTAGTAGAGAGAAAAGATAATAAGATTCATGTCCACCAAGAAGTAAACGACATGAAGATTCCAGGTACAGACTCAACGTTTCCTCTAGAGAAGAACCCTTGGATGGCACTAAGGTTCTCTTCTATTGACGGAGAAGATTATGGAAGGGGTTTTGTAGAAGAGTATCTAGGTGACTTACGAGCACTAGAAGGGTTAAGTAAAGCTATACTTGAAGGCTCATCAGCTGCGGCTAGAGCGATCTTTCTTGTAAGGCCGAATGGAACTACCAAGCTAAAGACTATATCCCAAGCACCTAACCTAGCTGTTAGGCAGGGGAGTGCAGACGATGTTAGTGTCCTTCAAATGGAAAAGTTCCAAGACTTTAGGGTAGCAAGAGAGACCTTGGAGACTACTGAAAGGAGACTAGCTGCGGCCTTCTTGTTGAATCAAAGTGTTCAACGGGATGCGGAGCGAGTCACGGCAGAGGAGATTAGGTTCTTAGCAAATGAACTTGAAACTTCTCTTGGTGGTATCTATAGTTTACTTTCCCATGAATTACAATTACCTCTCATCAGACGAATAATAGCGGTTCTAGAACGTGAAAAGAAATTACCACAATTACCTAAGGGTGCAGTAGAGCCTGTAATCATAACAGGATTTGAGGCACTTGGTAGAGGTAATGATGCGAATAAACTAGCAACGTTCTTACAAACCGCAGCTCAGATACTAGGCCCGGAAGCAGTAGTTTCTTACACTAATGTAAGTGATGCTATGAAAAGGTTAGGTACAGGGTTTGGTATAGACATGAAGGGTTTAATTAAAACACAAGAAGAAGTCCAACAAGAACAACAAGCTGCTCAACAAGCACAGCAACAGGCTGAAATGATGAAAGCTGGAGTACCTAATGCTGTTAATCAGGGTGGTGAAATGATGAGGGAGCAAATGAATGGCAACGAAAACGAAGGCTGAGGAAAAGAAACCTGAGAAAAACATCGTTTCTAAAGCAGAATTAAAAGAAGTAGTTATTGAGCAACCCGAAGTTCTAACAAAAGAAGCAGGGAAAGTTGGTTCTACTGGTGGTATGCCTTCTACCTATACTAAGAAGCGTTTAAATAGTGGAGCAATTTTAGAATCATTCGGAGAATAAGATGGTTGATCAAATTCAAGTAGAAAGTGATGCTCCTGATATGTCGGCAGAAGAAGCCCATAATCAGGAGATGCTATCTAAGGTGGAAGAAGTAGAACATGGAATAGATGGTGTTCAACCTACACCTGTAGACGATAAGTTTGATGGTGACTATGCCAAACTAAAGAAAAGTTATGATGAATTAGAAAAGAAGTTTCATAGTCCTATTGAAGAAACAGAACAAGTAGAAGATTTAAGTATACCCAAAACTCCTGATGCTCCGTTTGATATGGCTGAGTTACAAAAAGAGTATATGGAAACAGGTGGGTTATCTGATAATAGTTATCAAACATTACAGGATGCTGGTATAAGTCGAGAGTATGCTGACCAATATATTGCTGGTGTTGAAGCATTAGGAAAACAGATGGGTAACACAGTAATGGAAACAGTAGGGGGTAAAGATCAATACACCTCTATGGTTGAGTGGGCAAAGAACAACTATACTCCTGAGCAAATTAAAGCTTATGATGCTTCTGTTAATAGTGGTAATATAAACCAAGCTCAACTGGCTGCCAAAGGTTTAATGTCGGACTATCAGAATAGCACAGGCTCAGAAGGTGTGACTTATGGTGGTGATACGGCTGTATCTATGGATAGTGGAAACACATTCAGAAGTAATGCAGAAGTTGTGGCAGCTATGAAGAACCCTAAATATGAAACAGACTTAGCATATCGTCAAGATGTGTTAGAGAAACTAGATAGATCAGAAATCTTTATTACTGGTACTGTCTAAAGCTATCAAGTATTAACAAGTAACTAGAGACCTACTGCGGTGGATAATCTTTAAGCGAAAGTTAAAAAAAGGTATAGCATTTTATTAAATACTTTTTATTAATTTAAACAAAGGAGATTACTATGGGTGTTACAGCTACTTCCGCACCTGCAGTAACCATGACCCGTTCCGGTCAAGCGAATTCCACAGGGAGTTCCACAGCACTATTTCTTAAAGTATATGCTGGTGAAGTCTTGACTGCTTTTGAACAGGCATCAGTTACTATGGATAAGCACGTTGTCCGTTCCATCAATTCTGGTATTAGTGCTCAGTTCCCATTAGTTTGGAAAACTACTAGCACAGAATACGCTTATATCAATGCTTCTGGTGACACAGGGACTACTGCTAATAAGCTAGATGGTTCGCCAATAAATAAAAACGAGAAGGTCATCTCTATAGATGGCTTGTTAATTGCTGATCACTTTGTCAACAACCTTGACGAAGCTATGAATCATTATGATGTCCGTTCCATTTATGCTAAAGAGGCTGGTATTGCTCTAGGCACACAATGGGATAAGAACATCTTACAGCAAGGAGTTAAAGGAGCACGATCATCTGCCCTAGTTTCTGGTGGTAATGGTGGATCGGTTCTTACAGCGGCTGGCTATGGAACTACGGGTTCTACATTAGCAGCTGGTATGTTTGATGCAGCTCAGAACTTGGACGAGAAGAACGTACCGGAGAATGATAGGTATATGTTTGTGAAGCCTGCCCAATATTATTTGATGGCAGAAACTACCAACGTCCTTAATAGGGATTGGGGTGGATCGGGAACGTATGCAGAAGGTACTGTCTTGAAGGTTGCTGGTATTCATATTGTGAAGACTAATAACCTACCTACTACCAACATAACAGGTGGTCAGGTTGC